GAAAAAGTAGCAGATGATCCAAAAAGAACTGTACATGCTATATCTTTACCAGTTCCAGCTAACTTAGTAGATTCACTGAATACTCAATATAATGAAATGGAGTTAGGTACCATAGGTGGAGTTTTATCTGATACACAATCATTAGGTGCCGTTGCATCTTTAGGTGTAAGTGGTGTAGTAGAAGCCTTTAAACAAGGAAGATTTATGGCTGAAGGTAATGTTAGGGGATTAAAAGAAAATAAAGGAATAGCTACATTAGCATTAGCAAATATGGTAAGAAAAAAAAGCTCTGGTCTATCTGTTGGACTAGCTAGATTTTTTGGTGATGTTCCTAATCCTCATTTAACAGCACTATTTAAAGGTGTAGGTTTAAGAAATCATAGTTTTAGTTGGAGACTGTCTCCTGCTAATGAGAGAGAATCACTTATATTGCAAAAAATAATTCAAACATTTAAAAGAGGAATGCTTCCAAAACGCGAAAGTCAAAATTTAACTTTAGAATTTCCAGATGAAGTAGATATTTATATAAGAGGACATATGGATAAATTTCATATGTATGAATTTAAGACAGCAGTAATAAAAAATGTTACTATTAACTTTGCACCTGATAATATACCATCCTTTTATGCTGGTACTGGTGCACCTACTCATATAGACTTTAAAGTAGATCTCTTAGAAACAACTATTCATACAAGAAATGATTATCCTCATGTAGACATGCCAATATATGGAGAACCAGCAACTGGTAATCCTTTAGTAGACAATAAAGGCGAAAGTACCCGTCCAGATAGTATGGGGTCAAAAGGTTATAGTTCTGGTCAAAAACCTAAGATAAAAAATACAGATTCTCAAGGTCGTGGCTTTGGTCATGTACCACCAGGTGCTGGACCTCAAGGAGCTGTACCTGGGATAGTCCAAGGTAGGAGATCTTTATCTACTCAAGCAGGTGGTGCTTTTGGTCAAAAAACTGGTGGCCAGAAAACTCAAAATCCATTCATTGGTAAGAATCCAAATTTATAAAAGGTATAACAGATGGCATATTTTAAATATTTTCCTCAGACAACATTTTTAAATCAATCGATTGTAAATTTAGCAACAAGTTTTAAATTAAACAGTATGGTAAAAGAAGGTGCCATTAATTTACAAACTCATGTTATAGAGGGTAATGATAAACCAGATACTATAGCGCACGATTATTACGACAGTAGTAGTTACGCATGGTTGGTGTTATTGTCTAATAGAATACTTGATCCTTATTTTCAATGGGTAATGAGTACTAACGAGTTTGAAGGATTTATCAAAAAAAAGTATGGTAGTATTCCAGCAGCCCAAGCAACAACAATACATTGTGAACACAAAACTAAAGACCTAACCGTGTCAGCTGATTCATTAACTGTTTCAAATGGAGTATCTGCAAGTGATTATGATGCTATTGATGCATATACATATTGGGACAAGATAAATGATAATAGAAGAAATATAAAATTAGTTAATAAAGTGTATTTAACAACTATTGATAGTGAATTAAAAACATCATTGAACATTAGGTAGATAGATGACCGACCATAGAGGCATAAAACAAAAAGATATAATAGCAGATACTAAAGCTACTGATACAACATCCCCTGGTTCATATGTATTAGATGAATTAATTTTAGGTAAGATACTAAGTGATTACTCAGGTGGTGTATCATTTCATCAAGTAGTGGATCTGGCAGATTCAAAATTTAGTTCAATAACCATAACACAATCTTTAGCAGATCCTTTTATGACCATGGCAATAGGTGTTAATGATGCCACTCAAATATTGGAAAGATTAGGTACAAAAGGCCTTCAGGGTGAAGAATTTGTTAAGATAAAATTATATTCACGTGGTCGTGATCCTATTGATTTATTGTTTCATGTAGCAGCAATTACTCCTGTTATTTCTGATGACCACCAAAAAACAAACTTTTTTAATTTAATTTGTACAACAAAAGAAAAACTTATTAATGATATAAGCAATGTTAATAAATTTTTTAGTGGAACAGCTGCAGATGCTGCAGAAGCAATATGGAATAAAAATATAGTAGGTCACGAGAAATATAAAATGTTAAAAGGTATAAAAGGTATAAAATGGGATGATAGACCGTTTTTTAATTCATCCAGTGTAGGTACAGAACGTTTTATTGTTCCAGGACTTCAAGTTAATCAAGCTATGAAATGGCTTACTACCAAAGCATATGGTGGTCCTGAATATCCAGGTTCTTTATATTTCTTTTTTGAAAATAGTGCAGGATTTCATTTTTGTAATATAGAAAATTATATTGAAACTTATAAAATGATATCTTTTGCTGGTCGAAAGTTTACATATAACCCCCAACAAAATTCAATTAGCCCACAAGGAATTAGCCAAATTCAATCCATACAAAATATTAGTGGATTGACATTACCAAATACATCTGCCAGACTTAAAAATGGAATGTTTAGTCATACTGTAAGAGCAATTAATTTGGTTGATAAGACAACCACTGATACTAATTTTAATATGGAAGAAAAGTATGATTCGTTTTTTGTGCCTGGTAATATATTTGGTACATCAATAAAATATTTTAATGAAATTGCAAAATATTCACCTAGAGAATATTTAGTGACAAAAGATTCTACACATACAGATACTAATATTGAAAAAATTATAGGAGCTCGTGAGGCATATAGTAATTTATTAAATAGTTATAAAATATCAATTACAGTTTATGGAGATAGTGAATTGAATGTAGGAGATTTTGTAGATCTAGATCTTGCAGAGGCAGGTACAAGTGGAGACAGAGATTTAAGTATTTATAGTGGTGCTTGGCTTGTACAAGCAGTATCTCATATATGTGACACTGAAAAATTTAATACTACTTTAAGTTTATCTAAAGGTGGATTAGATCATGTACAAACTAAGCAATAGGAATATATAATGGCCAATCAATTTTCAGCAGGATCATTTGGTAATTTTCAGTACTTTATAGGAGTGGTGGAAGATCGTAGAGATCCAAAAATGCTAGGAAGAGTTAAAGTAAGATGTCATGGAATACATCCGGATGGTAAAGAAAATGTATCCACAGAACAATTACCATGGGCATCACCAATTATGCCATACACAAGTGCATCTGTAAGTGGTGTAGGAACAAGTCCTACAGGACCAGTAGAAGGTACTTGGGTGTTTGGTTTCTTTATGGATGGGGCAGAATTTCGACAACCAATGGTACTTGGTACGTTAGTTGGTGCACCAACGGATCCATCTGATCCAACAATTGGTTTTAATGATCCTAATGGAATATACCCTATAATACAAGATGGAGAGGCTGGGACTTCTGATGTTAATGCATTAGCTAGAGGTGAGAAAATTAATAATATAAAGTATACTAGTGAATATGTAGGTCGTGCAGGTGAACATAGTTTAGCTAATAAAAGAGAAAATAGACAAGAAGAAGTACCACTCGCGACTCCGCCACGTATAAAGACTATACAAAATGGTCCTCCTTCAGGGAGAGATCCTATTAAATATTGGACCCGTAATTATTGGAACGAACCTAATCCAAGATACGGTGGCCAGGTAGGTGGAAAAAAAGATCCATTAAATTTATATGATGTAAATCACAACAAAGCTAAACCAGAATATGGTGGTGATTCTAAGTACCCACTAAACCATGTTACTGTAACAGAGACAGGACACGTGTTTGAAGTAGATGATTCTCCTGGTGCTGGTAGAATACATCAATATCATAATAGTGGAACCTTTGAAGAAATACAGCCTAATGGAACAAGAGTAACCAAAATTGTTGGTAGTGATTATGAAATAGTTATGTGTGATAAAAATATGATGGTTAGTGGTAATGTTAATATTACAGTTAATAATGCAGACCTTAGTTTATTTGTGCACAAAGATGATAAAGATTCAACAGGTGGTGATATGTATGTTGAGGTAGATGGTAATTATAGTTTAAATGTAAAAGGTAATTATTCCCAAAAAGTTCAAGGTACAAAACATACAGAAGTATTATCTGATATGGCTACAAATGTTAATCAAAATCATCATCTTCGTGTAGGCGGTAATAAACGTGTATTAGTTGGGTCTGGTAAAGAAAACACAGGTAATGTTGATGAAGATATAGGTGCTAATTCAACCATAACTATTAAAGGTATTGAAAAAATAGATGTTGATAAAAGCAGTTTTAGGACAGCTGGAGAAGTAACTAGAATCCAATCGATTGGAGAATTAGTACTAGAAACAGCTAATAATTATTCCCAAAAAGCTGAGGGAGATTTTTATATTGTTACAAATAAAATGCTACAAGCAAACACAGGACATAATATGGACTTTAATGCAAATACAGCAATAACTTTAGATTCTAATACTGTTATTGATCTTCAAGCAAAGACAGAGATTGAAATAGGTTCTGCAGAAGTTGATATTAATGGTGATGTAATTAACTTAAACTAGAGGAAGCAATGGCAGGATATAGTATAGAAGTTGTAGAAGAAAAACTTCGTTTAGAAGGTATAGATCGTGAAGTACGATTACAAGAAGAAAAAGTTAAGGAAGCTATAATTGACCTACAAGCATCTGCTGTAGGTGTAACCGTTACAGAATCTTTAGATAAAGTAAGAATGCATAGAGGTACTATATGGGATGCAGTTGCTGAAGGAGTAGATTGTGGTAAAGGTTTTAGTGCTGACTTCCAGGATCTTACTGCATTATTAATGAGAGCATTTGGTGATTTTTCTCTGTTAGGTAGTTTACAAGGTCTTTTAGATAATCTTAATATTTTTCCACCAGGATTTGGGTTTCCTTCATTTGATTTTGATTTTGATTGGCCTGATTTTGATTTTGGATTATCGTTAGGTGGTGGTTGGGATCTTAGTGGTTTATTTGATTTTGGGGATATGTTAAATTTTGATGGGTTTAGATTACCAGGTTGTGACACAGTATCTTCAGATAAATTTGTTAGTCCACTTGCAGAAAATAACTATTTAAAAAGTTTAAATCAACCTGAAAAATTTATTTCTAAATTTCATGAACAGACAGAAGTGGCATTAAATTTAGATACGGCTACTACTACTTTAGGTAAAACAATTATTAAAACAAAAACTGATGAAAAGGGTAATCCTTTTTATGAAGCATTTAGTCGAGGTGAGACGTGTGTAAGTCCTCGGTTTAATTGTATAGATGAAAAGAAGATAGGTAAGGCAATAGTAGAATTTAAACCAGCTATAAATAATAGTGCACATTTAGGGGAGAATACAATTTCTCTTACACAAACAATAGATCCTAATACAGGTAAAAGTCATCAATTAGAAACCACACCAGATCCAGGCGGATATTATCATGATAATAAACCTAAAACTGAAACAAATTCTCTTGCAGACAATAGTGGTTTTGCAACTAATAGATTAGAAAAGAATACCGCACAATTTAGTAATATTCAACATCTTAATGCTGGAGCTAATGCACCTAATCGAGTAGACCATAGTACGGATCAAAATATTGAATTTAATCAAAAGGGCCAGCCATCTACAAATGATCAGTTAAATCCATTTTTTAATCATGCTCAATTAGCTGAAGTAACAACACCTTTTGGAGAACGAGATAGTAATAAACGAGATTTAGATCCTAATATGTATGGTCAGCCTGGAAATGGTTTACATCAGTATGAACCAGATGCAAATATTAATACAAGTTCAGGAAGAGATCCTACTATAATGGAGTTTGGAAATAATAAAGGAACTTCAAAAGATGTTAGTACAGATGGTTATAATATAGGAACCCCCCCGCCAGAAGAAAGTGAAGAAATAGAAAGCAGTGAATTAAGACCGAAAACAGAACTTGGTGGGACAGAAGGTGGATTAAAAGCTACACCAGATAAAGGCGGATACTATCATAGTACTACTTCAAAAAGTCCTATTGCAGACAATAGTGGTTTTGCAACTAATAGATTAGAAAAGAATACTTTGTTGCAACAAACTGATCCAGCTCCACCTGGAGATCTGTCTAAAAACATTAAGTATAATTTGGATGATCCACCTCCAAAACCTATCCAAAAGGAACAATATAGATCTCCACCAACAGGAGAACAACCACGGAATTTTCCAAGTGGTAAAGAAAGAAAAACTATTAATGATTTTCCTGATTATGATTCATGGACAAAATATTTAGATACACTTACACCAACAGAAGCATTAATGGTACAGCATGCTATGTAATGTATAAATAATGCTATGTAATGTATAAATAATATAGTAACCATAGAGAAATAATATGTCAAAGACACAAACACTAACCGCAAATACAATAAAGAAAGTTGTTTACTCAGATTTCTTTACTGATTTTACTGCGCATATTAACACTGGTCAATTAAATAAAAAGACCAATGAAGATGCTGTTAAACAATCTGTTAGAAATTTATTATTAACAGATCATTATGAAAGACCTTTTCAACCTCATATAGGTTGTAATTTAAGAGCTTTATTATTTGAAAATTTTACACCTGACACACAGCTATTAGCAAAAAAATATATAACAGAAACTATAGAACATTATGAACCCAGAGCAATATTATTGAATATACAAGTTGTACCACATATAGATAAAAATGCATTACACGTATCCATTCTTTTTAGAATTATTAATGCCACAACACCAACCAGACTAGATCTTATTCTTGAGAGGACAAGATAATGCCAACAGCATCCAACGCAGAATTTATAGTAGCTAATCTTGAATTTGATACTATTAAATCAAACCTAAGAACGTACCTATCAAGTCAAGCACTTTTTACTGATCATGATTTTGAAGGTTCCAATATGAACGTATTGTTAGATGTACTTACATACAATACATATTACAATGGAATGTATCTTAATCATGTAGCATCAGAAATGTTTATTGATAGTGCTCAAATAAGAGATAGTATATACTCACATGCCAAAACACTTAACTATCTTCCAACATCATTTAGATCATCAACTGCTTATGTAGATATAATAATAACACCAGGAGATAGTCCTCATAGTATTGATATACCAAGACTAACAAAATTCACATCTGCTGTTGGAGATAACACATATACATTTTCAACAAATTCTGATGTAACAGTTTATTCAAATAATAGTTACACAGCATCTAATGTTGCAATATTTGAAGGGGAGTTAGTAACAGAATTTTATGGTACCAACAATATATCTAATACATTTTATATTAGTAACTTTGATGTAGATACAACAAGTATTAGTGTAGCAGTTAGAGCATCTAATACAGATAGTACTAATAGTGAATGGACAAGAGCTAATACTTTATATGATGTTACAAGCACATCTAATGTATATTTTTTACAACCAGCTGCAAATGGTAGCTATGAATTAGTATTTGGTAATGATACATTTGGAAGAAGATTAACTGATGGTAATATTGTAGAAGCGTCTTATAGAGTTGCAAGTGGTAATGAAGCAGATGGAGCAAATAGTTTTAGTATATCAGGTTCAGTAAGTGGCTATAGTACAGTAGCAGCAAACACACAAATAAGATCAGCGGGTGGGCAAATATTCCAATCATTAGATGATATTAAATTTGCAGCACCACGTGCATTAACAACTCAAGAAAGAGCTGTGACTTCTAACGATTATAAAACATTAGTACAAAATGAATTTGGTGATATAACAGATATGAATGTTTATGGTGGTGATGAAGCAGATCCACCTGTTTTTGGTAAAGTGGTTATGGTAGCTTCAAGTAATACATATGATACCCTACCTAATTTTAAAAAGCAACAAATAATAGATTTTATTAGTCCTAAGTGTCCATTAACTATTGAACCAGTTATGAAAGACCCATTATTTTTAAGAATAGAAATAACATGCAATGTAACATATAATAGAAATAATACATCAACCAGCGAAGCTGGTATTCAAACAATTGTAGAGAGTGCTATTTCAACATTTAATACTAATAACCTTGCAAAATTTAATAAAGTATTTAGACAAAGTAAATTAATAGAAAAAATTAATGAAAGTGACACCTCTATTTTAAGTAATGAATTAACGTCTATAATGATAAAAGAAATTGATCCTACATTAAATCAAGGATATACAAATACTGTTTCATTCTTTAATAGATTAAAACCAGATAATCCTGTAACAGTAGCTCAAGGTGCTTCGTTGCCATTTTCAGAACCAGCTATTGAGTCTGGTTTATTTACATACAATAGCACTACTGGAGCATCTTTTAGAGATGATTCC